GTTCCGCAGCGCGTTGAGATCGTTGTCAGCCGTGCCAACGCGACCTTCGGTTTCCAGCAGGCGGGTAGCCACGAACTGGAGTGCCGGGGGCACGATGAGCTTACGGGGCTTGGCAGCGATCAGCAGACCACGCTCGTCAGTCCAACCAGCGATCTGGATGACAGCGGCCTCAAGAGAAGTCTCGTTGAGGTCAGCGGCCACAGCAGGCGTGTTGGAGTTGGTACCGCCAGAGACAAGGGGGTGATCCGTAGCGCACAGCACTTTGCCGTCGCCGTAGGTCACACCGGAGCCGCTGAAGGCGTTGTTGAGCACGGAGGCTGCTTTGACCTGCTTGGTGTAGGCCATTGCGCGAGCGAGTGCCTTGGTATAACGGGAAGACAGGGAGTCGTACAGGTTGTCTTCCATAGCTTCTTCCGTGATGGAGAAGCCCATACCGATGGTCTCGTGCGTATAGCGCGCAGTCCATGCTTCTTGAGCACTGTCATACTCGATAGCTGCACCTTCGTTCTTGACAGGCGCTGCCGAGAAGCCAGACAGCTTCACCTCTTCTTCGAAGGACCGATCCGAGGACTCGGTTTCGTAGATTTCGGCGTGCTCTTCGCCGTACTTGGCGTACTCCATGCCAAACAGAGCGTTAAGCCCCGGCAGGAGTTCTTTCAGTAGTTGGGCGCGTGAAATAGCCATGTTACATCACTCCTTAGACGCCGGTCGTGTTGTCGAATTGGTGACCTGCGTTCCACTTCACGTACGCCTCGGTGTAACCACCGGATGCGTTCTTGGTCTCTTCAACAAGACCAACGATGCGGAAGGGCAGAGTGTTGGTGGTTGCGGACGTGTCAGAGATCGCGCAACGGGAGTTACCCGAAGTGCTGTCCCCGGTGTTGTCCACACCAGCAACGTTGGCGCCGAGGTCAGTCAGTGCCAAATCACCAATGGTCGTGCCCGAGGACACAACTGCCGCTTTGAAGAGCACATCGGTTGCATCGACAACATAAGCCATGATGTCGGAAGCAGCCGTGCTCGCGGGGAAGTACTGCCGGAACACCTTGCCAAGGGTGGCGTCGGTGTAGGAGCAGCCCATGAACACCCCAATCGGCGTCATAGCAGCGTCGAACGTATCACGCTCAACAGTTCCACCGGTAACAAGCTTCACAGCGTCCCCAGCAAAGATGCTCGTGCCATAGCCAGAAGCAATCTTGTACTGGCGAGTCACACCTGCGAAAGGCGTGCCGCTGACCAGCTTGACCGGAACTAGGCCGTACGGCCCACTTACAGTCGGATAAGCCATGTTAGACTCCTAGAAAGTATCAAGACCCAGAACCAAAGGTGACCTTCGTTTTGCGCTCATTGAAAAGCGGCATACGCGGGTCGTTTTCTCTCATGAAGTTGTTGTCTACCGATTGCATCTGAGCCTTCGTCTGGTGCCCGTAGTACTCATTGCGCTCTTCGACAAGCTCTTCCGGGGCCTTACAGAGCATCAGACCGCCGATCACCACGTTGTCCGCAAACCGTTCGTTTTCAACGGTGACCATGGTGATTTCGGGATGATCCGCTGCCTTCACAGGCTCCCAGCCTTCACGGAGCTTTGAGGAAACGTTAGTGGCGTCGGCTGTACCGAGCGTACTAACCCGGACCCAGTGATAGGTGTACCCCTCTTCCGGCATGGGATTCGGAAGTAATTCCGGTCGCGTCCACGCACGTTTACGGGCCGTCTTTTCACGGGTCTGAAGTTCACGGTTAATACGATTCTCAGCCATTTGCCTTCCTCATCTCTTCTGCAACCTTTTTGGCGTATAGTTCCAAAGGAACCCCAAGCCGTTTTGCAATAGCCACCTGTGTTTGCGTCAATCGCACCTTCTTAGGTGCCGTGCTCCGCGTAGCGGGTGCAACCACATTCGCTCTGCGTTTAGGCGTTTCCGCCTCTGGCTTTTCTTCTTCCTCAAGATCATCAAGGACAGTGTCCTCAAAGTTCTCTGGGAAGACCCTCCGCATACGAGAATTAATAGTCTCATAGTATTCATCGCTCTGTGGGTCAACCCCACTTTTGACTAGCTTTGAATGCAACCCCAGCGCAAAGCTAGTCATTTCGTCGTCGGTACCAAACCACGGGTTGGCTTGTTGCCATTCCTGCGCCTTGTTATCGACCTGTGGTGCCGGGGCGTTATAAACCGGTTGTTCTGGTTGCGTTTCTACAGGAACTTCTTTTTCCTGTAAAGCAGGCAACTTGATGTTATTTAGACGCTCAACTTTTAGCCGCGCACTAGTTAGCTGGTCTTGCGCGTCTAATACCGCGTCTGCCTCACCTGCTTCATAGGCTTGACGATATGCACGTTTAGCCATCTCAAGTTCAGCAGCGGCAGAACGGCGAGCCTGTTCCACGAGCACGGTCTGGTTTTTAGACACGTTGCCCTTGAGCTGCTTGTTCTCTTCAACAAGTTGCTGTGCTAGGCGCTCCAACTCTTGGCGCTCACGCAGGGCGGCTTCCTTAGCTCGGCGCTCGTCGTGGTAGCCCTTAGAGAAGTGCTGGATGCGACGACGCACCTTCTCCGAGTAGTCCTGAAGTTCTTCCTCAGTGACATCCTCCGGGGGGTCAGAAGGCTTCCTGTCACGATCCGCTTTCGGCGTATCATCAACGACTTCAACCTCAAGGTCGTCGGCCTTCAGCGTCTCAATGGGCTCTTCCTTCTCAGGCTGCTTCGCCTTCTTAGCCTTGGGGTCGATGACCTCGGCACTGCTGGGCTCAAGCTCGATCTCAAGGCTGTCCTTATCCTCTTTATCAGGATCAGGGAACTCATACTCCACAGGTTGGAACGCCATCTAACTCTCCTTACGCTCTCGTAATACCGCGAGGGTCGGCGACGACAGCTTCAATATTGTCGTCATTCATAAGGCGGTACTCCGTACCACCAATCTTGAACCGGGTACCGGAGTTGGCCCGGAACATCACAAAGTCCCCAACTTGGCACCAAGGCCCGGTCGGGAAACGCTCTTTGTCGCCATAGCACTCGGAGCCCATGTCGATAACGGCGCCGATAATCGACAGGACTTGCTCTTGTGTTTTGATCTGGTTGGTCTTAATTAGCTCGCTACCCTCAAAAGTCTCTTCGATCTGCGGAAGAGCAATAAGGACGCGGTACCCCACGGGCTTAGGAAGCTGTGCTTCAAGTTCTTCCTCCGTGAGTGCTGCTTGCGCCTCAAGGGCGCCTTCAACTAATTCTTCGGCCACGTTAGTCATCGTTATCGTCCATATAGTTGCGCGAGAGGTCTTGTACGAAGTTTTTGCTGGCTTCAAGACCCCGAATGAGGCCAACAACTTCCCGGTAATTGGGGTAATCCTTAGCGGACCCCGCAGCCAGAAAGACTTTTGCGGACGAGATTTGCTCGTCGATTTGTTCGTTCAGCACGTCAAAGACGGTTTTTGCCATGGTTATTCTCTAGTCGGCCCTTGGTTACGGCGGTTCTGCATCTCCTGCATCACCTTCATTTCGAACTCGCGGTCTGCTTGCTGGCGAGCTTGCTTCAGCTTGATGCCGTCCTTCTGGGCCTCTACAGCCAACTCGGTCTGGCTGAGCTGTAGCTGCTGGGCCTCAAGGGCTGCATCGGTCTGATCTTTTTGCGCTTTACGCTGCTGCTCGGCGGCACGGAGCTGAATGTCGGCCATGTCCTTCTGGGCCTTGCGCTGAGCCTCCTGCGCCTTGATCTGCAGTTCTGCTTGCTGGAGCTGGAACATGGGGTCCTGAGCTTGCTGCTGGGCTTGCTGCTGCGCCGCCTGCTGCTGGTGGGCTTGGGTAAGCTGCGCCCCTGCCTGTGCAACGAGACGGGAGAGCTGGACCTCGATGTCCTCCGGCAGTTCTTCTCCGGGCGGCGGGAGCGGTGCCCCCAGCTTCTCTTCAAGCTGCTTGCGGTAGCTGAACCCAAGGTGCTCGGCAATGTGAGCCTGCAGGGACATCATGATCTGCTGCGCTTGCGGGTTCTGCCCGATGGTCTGGGCGATCATGGGGTCCTGCATAAACGCCGTGTGGGTGGCGATGTGGGCGTCGTGATCTTGGTAGATGAACGCCTTGATGGGCTTGCCGATGAGCGCATCCATGTTCTCGCTGACCGGGTCGGTCGGTTTCGCGTCGTCCTTGGTAGGAACAAGTTTGTCGGCATTCTTGATGCCAAGCACCTCAATCATCTGACGATGAAGCTGAGGGAGGTCGTAAATCTGCGGAGCCTGCTGCGCCATCTGAAGCACCGCTTGATACTGCACGACGCGCTGGGCCATGGTGCTGCTGTTCGGATCACTGACGGGGATCACGTCCACCATCATGTAGTCCATCTGGCGAGCACTCACTTCGCCTCTGTGCGGCTGATAGCTGTACTCTGCGGACGCGTACTCGGCCATGATCTGCTTGAGCATCTTGAACTCTTGCTTCATGGCGTAGTGCACCCGGGCCTGTACCGCAGCCATGGGCTTCAGGGTCCGCTCAAGGAGCGCCAGCGTGGTTCCAACCGGGGCGTTAGCCGACATGTCGGAGATGTTCATGTCACTGATCGCGCCCAGACGCCGCCCTTCCGTGGTGATCTGGTTCAGGAGGGCCAGCAGGGTCTGGCTAGGCTCCTTGTAGGGCAGGGGCATGATGTTGTCGCGGATAGAGCCGGACGGAACGTCCACGTCCTTCCACTCGCCGGGCTCGATGGGGGTGTCGTCGCCCTTGATACGCAGCCCACGGGACTTGAGGCCCCCGGGAAGGTTGGATAGGGTACCTGCATCGACGAGCTGGCGGATGAGGGAGGTGCCAGCCTTGGCATACCCCCCGATGATATGAATAAGCCCAAGGCCGTAGAAGCCGAACCCGGGCACATAGACGTAGTGGACGAAGTGCTGCCGCTTAAGAGTCAGCGGGTCATCAGGGTTCCAGTTCCGGCGGATTGCCAAGACTTCGTTAGTACCCCGTTCGATGGTGACGACATAGGGCTTAGCAACGTCATCCTCGTCGTCGATCCCTTCAATGACCAAATCCGCATGGATTTCGTAGACCGCAAAGCGGTCGTCATCGTTGAGTGAGTACCCACCTTCCTCAGCCTTACGCTCTTCAATGTCGGTGTGGTACGGCTCAGGATCACCCAACTCCACGTCGCGGTAGAACCCGGCAGCCTGTAGCTTCCGCATTTCATTCTTAGTTTTGCGCATGATGTGGGTCACGCGCTCTGCGGTCTCAATGTGCGACGCGCCGTAGGGCACAATCACGTCTTCCGCAGGGATGTAGACGGCCACCTGCCGCCCCAGATTGGGATCGTAGTAGACCTTCTTGAAGGCAGAACCGGCGAGGCCAAGGCTATAGAGCATGCGCTCATGCTCGGAGCGGTACTCCACCATGCGCTCGGTCAGCTCGTAGTTCATGTCCGCCTTTACGCGCTGAGCTGCCTCAAGTTTCTCTTTGGTCTCCTCCCCCAGTACCTTAACCTTCACAGGGCCTGCGGCGGGGAAGGTTTCAGACATAGCTTCAGCTTGGAAGCGAATTGCTGCCTCGGCGAGCACGTTTGAATACACGCCGCAGGCGCCCTCCCACGGGTCTGTACGCTCCTCATACTTGAAGCCCAGCACG